GTTTACTTGATTAATCTCTTGTATACAGAACCCGCGATGATATTTATTTTAGTTTGCTTTCCTTTTAGGAACCCTTACTTTAATTTATAATCCCTTTCATTTATAGACGATTTCATTACTCTATTTTTGACTGGCGTTCGCAATCAGCATTTAATCTTCATTTCTTGACTTAATTTAATCTTAGTAGTTAAAGGATGATATAATTAGTACCTAGACGACTTTAGTACCAGTTGATTAGCTTTTGCTTTTGGACATGGGAAAATGACCCTGTGGGAAGATTATTGAATCTGAATGCCGCCTTTTCGGCTGAAAAGTGATTTTGGACATGTTGGAAATGTCACCACGTGCAGCAAAACACGTACAACTTTGTAAACCCCCCTTAAAATGAATACAAATAAAGAGTATACCGAGTTGGCTTCGGACCCCAACACTATCACTACCGCCTTACCTGACGACCACTGCGAGCCCCTTTTTCAGAAAATTCTCGACTACACGCTTTCACACGACGAACTTAGTGATGTTTCTTTCCTTAAAGATGCACCATTAATTGCCTATTTTAAACAACTTCTTCGAGAGGCTCATATTTATTATGAGCTAGAATACCAGAAACAAGAGATGTTTTGGATTAAAGGACCAGCTTATTTCGACCATTTTTATTATTTTAAAACCTTATCTTTCGACAATGATGATCGCACTTCTTGCGATCCATTATTTTCTGACTTTGTTGATGAATCCATTTCTTTTCACTTTAACAAGTGTATGGATTTTGAGGCTTTCGAGGATGCTGTACCCCGCCTCACGGGGATCAGTAGATGTTGCATGTCTTTTGTAATATCAGATGACGAGTATGAGGTTTTGATTCAGAAGTCTTCACTTATCTATCTTAATTTTTTTAGTCTTAATAAGTTTCTTTTGTATTCCTACATGTTTGATACTAATCAAATCGAATATTTAGGACGACATAGCAGAGAGTTAGACACTTTTCTTTTACGTTCAGGCATTGAGTCAAACCCCGGCCCTACTTCCAATCCCCCGCGCAACAATCGCTACAGCGTGGGATTGCAAAGTAAGAAACAACGGAAGGGTTTGAAGCAAGAGGTCAAGTGCGCTAAGAGGATTTTGAGCAAGGATTACAGAGACGCACGCAACGACAAGACGACGATTAGGAATGACTGTACTTTTGAGAACACTGCGCAACTAGGCAGTGATCCCATTACTATAGACGTTCCCCCTGACTGCACAGTCTGTGGGAAGAGAGGATGCGAGTGTATGATGAAACGACCTGAGGATCTTTTGACTAATTCTAATCTTTTTACTACTTTACTTGGTTCTTTGGCTACTTTTCTTGGAATTATCGAACGAATCCTCAAAATTCGTGCGATAGCAATTAATCATGCTCAGGTTGGATTTGGTGATCTTTTTGGAACGAGACAAGTTATGACCAATGTCGATAACTTAGCGCAGAATTTGAATGAGGCTATTGGACAGATGCCTACGAGAGAGAGTCTTGGAGAACTTTTGTCTGAGGCAGCGAGTGAGATGTTAGAGAAGCAATGTGGCTTTCTTCCAGTGTCTATTCGAACGGTGTTTGGGTGTTTTTTATCTTTGATTGGTATTTACGTTCTTTATCGTGTAGGTTGCATCACTTTTGATGTAGTCTGTATGCCTTTAGAATTTATTTACAAAGGTTTTCATCGGTCTTCTGTAGTAATAGCATCTTTTAGAGAGTTCATTAGCATGAGTCGTATTGATAACGAGGCTCAAATCGGAGTGTCTGATGCTTTAACCTTAGCACAATCTTGGTGCCCTTCGGTAATTGGTTTGTTAGGAGCTATGATGAGTTCTTATTGTCTGACGAAAATTCCAGACCGCAACAACAGCCCGGCCCAATGGCTTCAACGCATTGGAAGTTTCCCTAGAGCTGTTAATGGATTTATGGAGGTGATGAAGTGGGTAGAGCAGGCGTTTGGAAAGGTGCTTACCTATGTGAAGGTGAATTTTTTTGGATACGACCCAGTAGAGTTTGAGGAAACGATACCTGTCCTTCAGCAATGGATGACAGATGTTGAGACTTTTAACCACAAGCCTATCTTTGATACGACTTGTAAGACTTTGGATGGACGATTTATGATAGCTCACCTTTACGACAAAGGTTCGCAGCTAATGCAGAAATACTACAGAGCTCTAACACCTGAGCTCCGTGTAGTAACGACATTGAGATTGAGAGATGCAGCAAAGCTACAGAATGAGGTAGAGAGTCAATTCCCTGACACTGTGTGTGTTAGGACCGTACCAATCGCCCTTTGGTTGGTCGGAGAGTCCCAAATAGGAAAATCGCGTTTACAATACCTTATTTCGACGCGGTTATCTATAGCAGCAGGTTTCAAAGATGCTAAGAGTCAGATGTACCAGAGATGCGTGGAGAACGTGTTTTGGGATGGGTACAATGGACAGCAGGTCGTCGTTTACGATGACTTTTTACAGATGAGAGATACTGTTGGTGCCCCGAATTTAGAGCTTTTTGAATTTATTCGTGGTATTGGACCGTTTCCATATGCTTTACATATGGCAGCGATTTCTGCTAAGGCTTCGACTTTTTTTACATCTAGAGTTATTATTGCTTCAACAAATGCATCAAACGCAAGCATTGAATCAATAACGTACCCTAAGGCCGTGTGGAATCGACTTGAGAAATTTTCGTACCGTGTTTCCGTCAAAGAGAAATACCTTATTAAGAATGATGCGCGACAGTGTACGAACAAGGTTGATTGGAAATTGGTTGAGGAAGATGCTCCCAAGACTAAGAATGGAAAGAAGTGGAAGGTTAACCCTTACATTTACGACTTTACACGGTTTTGCCCCCACACACAACGAACACGAGGATACATAGAGGCCCCCATTGGATGGGACGTGTATATACAGCGAGTGATTGATGAGATGAATGGTAAGAAGGATGACGGCGACGAGTTGAATGCGTTTCTGAGTGAGTATGCAAATGAATGCATAGGTGACGAAGAGGAGGACGTTAACGAGGATCCAGTCTTAGAGGTTAGAGAGGATGCGAAGGAATTGATGGAAGCTGCCCTAAACCTCGGGTTGAACTTCCCTAATAATGCCCAAGTTGGAAGCTTGGAGGTTATGGAGTTGATGAAGGATTCGCATGCGCAAGCAGGCGGAAAGAGGTTAGAAAAAATAAAGTTTGATGAATTCTTGCAATTCTTTTGTGAGTTGGATGATGAGACGTGGACGGATGAGATGATGAGTTTGCCTACGTTAGAGATCACGATGATGAGAGAGATCGAGGAAATGAGAGCTAATGGTTTGGATCCTGAGACATTGCTTTTAGACAACTACGAGAATCAAATTGTGCCCGATTCAATATGGAATAAGCTTTTGGTTAAATTTTTTAATCAAAGAGCCGCACCCATATCTGGAGTCCGGAAATTGATCGATAAAGTCATTGCAGCGAAAAATGCAGCTTTAACAAAGTTGCCCGAGTACGCACGTGAATTTATTAATTACATTTCTAGCACGAGCTTGAATATCTGGACGCAAATAAAGGAGTTTTTTCAAAGCAATCCTTTAATGTCCATTATTGGTTTCATAGCTGCCGGGTTGGCCTTCAAGAAATTGAAGACTGAACCTGTGCCAGAGGTTATTGAAAACAATGATGACGACAATGAAGTAGAGAGTGATACGAGGAACATGCAACCGCGTCTTAGACGTCAACTTCGAAAGAAGGGGACGGCTAAGGCCCGTGTGGTTGCAGAAATGGGACAAACCCTAGGACAATTGGATACCATCCGATTTATTAGGGCTAACCAGTGGCATTTATCAGTGCGCACACAGGACGACAAACACATGGCTCTTGGAACGATTACGAATGTGAAAGGACAGGTATTTATGATGCCTGCCCACTTTTACACTTTTATGAAAGCCGAGCAGCCTAAGGAAGTTATCATGGTCCCCCATGATAACTCAGCGTTGAGGATTATTAAGAGCTTTGATGGGTGGTTTGAGAAGGATCATGTCATAATTTTTGACAATCCCGACTCCGATCCCATGGACTTATGCTTGTTTGTGTTATCTCACATGCCACGTGGTAAATCTATTTTACACCACTTTGCAAATGAGGAGGACATAAACAAGTTAGGAAGCGCAGTTTTTGAAGGAACTTTATCCGGTGTTGATCTGGAAAATGATCTACCGGTACTTTCAACGAGGAATGGAAAGTGCAGTGTCGAGGACATTGTAATTTCTGTGAAGCTGCCTTTTGAGCTTCCCGACCAAACAGCGTCACACATTATCAGACATAGTGTTTCTACTATCGAAGGTGATTGTGGCAAAGTGATGACAGTTAACAGCGACAAATTACATGGGAGAATTTTGGGAATTCACATTAGTGGATCCAAATTACCCCGTGGAAATAGTTGCCAAATTGTTACTCGCGAGACTATCGATGAAGGTTTGGCTTTGCTCCCAAACTACGCACAAATCGCGTGCGGATTACGTGAATTGAGGCCCGCTATTAAACCATTTCAAACTGGTTTGATAACGAAGGGACATGCAGATTTTGTTATACCACAAGTTAGCAAAACGAGCATTGTACCCTCAGCTCTTCACGGAATCTTTGGCGAAGTTCTAACGCGAC